GTCAGCGTCATCCTCGCCGAACCCGAGGAAGTCATTGAGGAGGCCCTTGCAGGCGTCCAGCGTCACGTCGGCAGGACCGGCGAACGCGACGGTGATTTTGTCACTCACGTGGTGCTCCAGATCAGTTGGTGGTGACCGCTGATGCGGCTTCCCTGAACTGTATCCGTAAATGCGGTTTTAATCAACCGCTACCTCATCGTGGCAGGTCAGGCACCCTGCGAGGCTTCGTCCGGCCGGGGGTCTTGAAGGACAGGTGCATGCTGGCCTTGTGGTCATCGGCCGATCCTACGAGGTGGTGCATCACCCCGACTGCTGAAGCCACAGCAGCCACGCTGAGCGCCTGCTCCGGCGCGAAGGTCCACCCATAGGCCATGGCCACCACGAGGGCGCTATGGGCCACTGAGGGCAGCCTGAAGGGCAGCAGGGACTTGACCGTCTCCCACGTGAGGAGTACGGCCAAGCCCAGCAGTAGGAAGTGGAACAAGGTCACACCGTGTACTTCGGTGCGCCAGCCTTGCCGAGCAGCCAGCCGAACTTGGGGCCGAACTTGACCTCCAGCCAGCGGACGCCAGCGTAGTAACCGCTGGTGACTGCCAGCGTGATGGTCGGGGTGAAGACAACAGCGTCGAGGTGCAGCCCTGCCACAGCAAGAGCCGCGACGAGGACACCGACAACTGCCGGGACGACAGTGCGAATGATGCTGGGAAGAATCTTGTCAACCATGTTGTGTTACCTAACTATGTGGGAAGACCGAACTGGGGAACACCGGGGGTTACACCCAGAGGACAATTCTCCTGCAGCAACTGTGAGATCAGGTAACCGCGTATCACTTTGTCCGGGAAGTAGTAGGACCGGGAGGCGTTGACCGCACCACTCCACGAGAAGTCTGGTCCTGAGTAGCCGTCGAAGTTGGAACCAACGACAGCAGCCTTCTCGATCATCTGGTCATCGATCCAGAAGGATGTCGCCAAGGTGCCTGACGTCCTGACCCGAAGGAATGGATTGCAGTCTGCGCCAAGGGTTGCTCCGTTGGTAACTATCTGCTGCCAGTATCCAGTCGCGAGCAAGGGGGTGCTGTCCATGTTGATGAATCCCGCACCCGTTGACTGCGCCGAGATGAACAGCAGAACACCGGCTGTTGCCTTCACCCAACTAGACACCGAGAACTTATCTCCCGCGCGCAGATCGGGAATGGCCACGGCAGTGTAGGTAGCACCCTCAGAGGCCACCGTCCCGGGCGTGACGACCTTGAGCGAGGAGATCCCAGTGTGGAACTCGACAAGGTCACGGGCGATTGTGGTGCCCGTCCCTGTGAACTCCCACCCGTTGGCGTTTTGTTGAAGTTTTGGGTTGTAACAGTAGTTGGTCCGGCTCGGGGTGATGGTGCAGTTGAGCCTACGGGCTGGCTGGAATGGCAGCGGTGCAGCAGCGGCATACTTGGCCACTGCGAACTGAGCACCGTCGATGTACTCAAAGCCATTGTTGACGAGGCCCTTGAACTTCACGCCGACGCTGGCATAGGCGGCTCGCGACCAAGCCTTCGCCCCACCCGAGACGAAGTAGTCATTGGGGGCTGACGCGATGGCGTAGTAGCGCCGGTACCCAGAGGTTGCCGTGAGGTCAGACGACAGCGCGCTGCCGTTGTGACTTCGGACCAGCACCATGGCCGGGTCAAGTGCAGTAGCCGAATAGTGGCTGAAGTCTCGGAAGGATCCGTAGGGCGTGTTGACGAAACCTTGGGCCCTGCCCTTTAGACTCAGGAAGCCCCGGGCTCCAGAGGACACCTTGGTCGTGGGTACCCGGGCTACGGCCCTCCCAGTCAGCCGGAGGATGCCTTTGGCCGAGCCAATGTTGGGACGGATGACCCTGCCTCGGGCCGTTCCGATGAGCCGCAGGAAACCTGTAGCGGAAGATGACAGTGCCATGGATTAGGCCACCCCGAGTCCGTGGAGGGTTGCCGTCTGGTTGACGGTTGATGTCGTGGCCAGCACCGAGACTCCGTTGCGGCTGACCGTGATAGCCGTGCCGACGAAGGTCACGGTGACTCGGTCTTGGTCTAGGAAGGGAGTGCTGTAGGTGCCGATCAGGGTGTCAACCCCGGCCGCGCTCGAATACAGGGCGGTACGTGTGGCCTTCAGGAATGACGTAGCGGTGGCTCCACGGAAGGAGACGAACTGCCTGTTCGCTCCAGAGGCGGCAGTGTCGAATGTCGCGGAGATGCTGCCGTCCGCAGTACCCGGGAACGTGATCAGACCAAGAGCCGTGGGCCATGCCACGCCGCTGTTCCGATCGCTGACTGTCCATGTACCACTCTGGACTGTCCACGTCGCCGTGCCAACGTCGAACGTGCGGGCCGAGAGGGCACCGTAGCGGTTGCCAAATGAGTCGAACAGGGAACCTGTCGCGGATTCCTTTTCTGTGTCGAGAGTGGTCACGAGAGCGCCCCTCTCGTTCCAGAAGTCGATGACGGGATAGCCCGCGATCTCGAATCCTGTTCCCGCCTTGGCGTGCATCGAGAAGGTCAGGTTGACTCGGTCGTCCAAGCCGATGATCTCCCAGAAGGCGTCGTCGACAAGACCGCCGCTGGGGGCAACCCCCGTGACGTTGACCAGAGACCGGTAGGTCCGGCCGGATGCGTAGACGAGAGTTCCGCGAGGGTACGTGGACGTCGCGCTGTAGGTGTAGGGCACAGGGATCGGAGCGCCGAAGCGCAGGATCTGTCCCTGGTCCATGGTCGCCTCCCCCAGCCGCTTGGCAACCGAGCGGGCCCCGAGGTCAGCCGTCACACCTGTGGTGTTGGTCATCTTCAGTGCGTTCGAGGTGAAGTCGGTGGCCGACTGGAATGACTGGACGCCAAGCGCCAGTGCCAGCGTGGGCTTGGTAGCCCCGGTGAAGTAGGTCGGCTCCCATCCCGAGATGGCACCGTCTACGTCGACCAGCGTGGCGTCGGTGGTGTTGGTCAGTACCGTCCACCACGTGTTCGACGTCGCGGCACCCGTGGGGGCCTGCGCGAGGCCGTAGGCCCCACCGATGTTGCACTGGTAGACGTAGTTGTTGAACCGCACCCGCTCGGTCACGAGGTAGTTCGCGGCGACGTCGTACAGTTTGTAGATCGGGTGCGCGAACTCAGCGGCGTCATCGTTGACCATGACGTTCGGGCTGAAGGACAGGTCAACGGTGTATGACGTCGTCAGGGCAATGAGTGACTGGAGTTGCTCCAGTGTTCCCTTCTCTCGGCCCAGAATGGCAGCGTTGCGAACGCGCTTGCGGAAGAGGTGAGCCGGTGCCGATGCCTCGTAGGTGATGCCCAGTTCGTTCGACAGCCGTGCAAGGTCGGAGAGGTGGTTGGCCGACGGGTCGTTGAGACTCTGCAGTGAGTCGAAGTTGGTCTTGATCCCATCCATGCCCCAGCCGAGAACTGCAAGGAACTTCTTCAGGGTCTCGTTCTCGACTGGGTTGTCATTGCCGTCCAGCCCCACGGACTGGTGGTGCAGGGGGAGGTGGTCGAAGAGCCGTTGGCCATACCCGTGGTCCTTGATCATCAGCGCGGCAGCCCCACCTGAGCGCTGCCACATCCCTTGTGACTGCACGAAGATGGTGTAGTAGTGCCACGCCCCCGGCCGCACGGCACCATCCAGCAGGCTCTGTGAGGGCCCCCCCGTGTCGAGCAGGATCTCGCCGTCGGTCTCGTGGATGGCATAACCGCTGTAGTTCTTGAGGACGCGCAGTCCGGTCCAGGCTCCTACTGGGCTCTTCCAACGCAGCGACATGACGGTGTAGCCCAAGGGCTCAGCGACAACGGGGTCGACCTCATAGTCGACGAACTTCGGCCACGCCGGGACGTAGGGGTTAGGTCCGTACTTCTCGGTTCCAAAGAGTGTCTGTTCGTAAACGGCCATCTACTACACACCCCTAAGAAAGACGCCGCTCAAGCATGGCCCCAAAGCGACACAGTTCAGTGGTGCGTTACCTGTGTTGAAACTTCGAATCCCGAGGGTGATTACCGTTCCTGACTGGATGATCCCAATGTAGTCAACCTTCTTGTGCTCACCCATGGAACCAACCGTACCTTGAATGTCTCGGTTCGCTATAGCCGTGGTATTCCCGAAGAGTGTGAGCCGACGGGTGGTATCCGTATCGGCGACTTTGCTAGCCTGCCATGATGCGGACCCAGTCAATCGGTACCAACCAGTCTGCTTAATGACAAATCCATTGAGTCCGTTGTACCAGTTGAATGGGTCATAACCAACGGGAGGTTTCGGGAAGGTGAAGACTCCATTTGAATCTGCGGGGGAAGGAGTTGACTGAGTCGTGGTCTGGGTGTTGTTGTATGACGTAGTTACACCCTCCCGGTACTGTGAGCCATTCGCCTCCCCACCGGCAGCGATGACGCTTGCCTGCACGTAGGAGACGTAGTCGCTTTGGGAAACCCACTCGAATCCATAGCCAGTGCCATTAGCCTCAAGAGCCGGGGTGTGCGAGGGAGTCCTCCCATACTTGCCGCCGGGATAGTTATCGGGGCTATCTGCCCTTCCGTAACTTTGCCACGGACCCCACGAGGTACTCGTGTAGGCACCACCCGTCGTGGTTGTGGTCGTGGTCGCGATGTCGTCGATCGTGCCAATCCATGACGAGAAGGCAGGGGTAGTCAGCCCCTGCTCCAAGGTGCTGATCCGCCCAGCGATCGTCGTCCAGAGGATGGGCTGACCGGGTTGCTGACTTGCTGTGGAGAGAGGGTCCGTGCCGATGATGGCCTCAAGCGCGGCGACCTCATCCTGAATGTCATTGACATCGACCGCCATGACATCAGTGATGGCACCCGGCTTGGTCGTGAAGGCCTTGACAGCCCTCGGGTACGCTGCGGTCATAGGTCAGACACCCCTAAGAAAGACGCCGCTCAAGCGCGCCTGCCCTGCTCGGAACTCTGCCGTCTTGAAGACGGCTGCACCGATCCCCACGTTTGTCCCAGCCGTGATGATTCCCGTGAAAGAGGTCGTCACATAGAGACCATCGGAACCAACGGCTCCCTCGATGTCCTCTTCGGCGACGGCCTTGTTGCCAGCCCACAGGATCATGCGGTGGGTGCCCTGAAGGCCTCCCGTGTTTCCCATGGAGGCCCACTTCATGCTTCCGGTGAGGTGATACCAGCCGCTCTTCTTGATCGTGAAGCCATTGCTTCCGTTGTACCAGCCCAGCGGGTCGTACCCGGCCGGGGGTGTCGGGAGGGTGAAGAAGCCATTGGCATCGACTGCCGAGGAGGGAACGGTGGAAACTGTGATGACCTGAACGCGGTACTGGGTGCCGTCCGCTTCACCCCCAAGCCGGATCACGTCGGCCTGCTTGTAGGCAACCCACTGGCTTTGACTCGTCCACTCAAACCCGTATGCCGCACCCGTCATCTCAAGAGCCGGAGCGTATGTCGGGTGCTGGCCGTACTTCCCGCCGGGGTAGTTGTCAGGCGAGTCGGCCAACCCGTAGGTCTGGTAAGGCCCCCAAGTGGTGGTGCGGGCAGATCCTGCTGGGTCGTTCGTGATGTCGCTCCACGATGAGAAGATAGGCCGCGTGAGGCCCTTATCCAAAGCATCCAGCCGCTGGGATAGGGATGTCCATGCAGCGATCTGATTGGGATCCTTGTTGACCATGCTCAGTGGGTCGACACCGATGATGCTTTCGAGAGCGACGACCTCATCCTGCAGGTCGTTGATGTCAACGGCCATGACATCGGTGACAAGGTTGACCTTCGTCGTGAAGGACTTAATGGCCAAAGGATATGACGCAGCCATCAGGCAACCCCTCCGGTAGCGGTGACAACGAGATTGCCAAGGACTGGAATCTCCCAATCACGGAACAGAATGTCCGCAGTCCCGGACTGGGCTGCGTCTGATCGGGCAATGAGAGGAATGCTGACGTACTGCACACCCTCCACGCTCATGATCGTGGCGTAGAAGTCGGAAGCCGTGAGGCGAATCGCGAAGTCGACGTTCGCCATCGAAAGCATCTTGCGGACAGCCTGCTGGACGTTGTACAGGATGGAGGTCTGCTTGTAGCGGCCGTAGACCTGCACCACCAGAGGCGTGGCCACGGCCCCCACGTTCACAGAGATGAGGGACGGGGAGGCCACGGAGACGGAGCAACCAGCGAGGGCCCTGCTGGACAAGGCCAGACGGACACTCTCGCTCAGTTTGGTCGTCGGCACTCCCCCGTTGGCTGCCACGATGAAGACGCTCACCGACGTGAAGGATCCGGCTACGGCGTTCGCGCGAAGGACACCCGGGACGGCAATGGCAGTGTCGATGAAGTCCTGCAGTGTCACGGCTCGGTTCTGGGTACGGAAGGAACGCGGTGCGTTGGCACGGATCTGGTCGGTGCTCTCCGGGTCTGTCCCTCCCGTCATGGCACTGGACTTGGCCTGCTTGCTGGCATCGACGGAGATGCTCACGCCGGTCAAGGAAGGATCTGCGATGTTGACGATCTGGCCTGCGCCGACATTGCCAATGGCCCCACCACCGACGCGGTAGGACGCGTAGATGTTCAATTGGTTATGCGGGACAGCGCCATTCAGGTCGTCCCCGAAGGTGACCCACGTCGCACCTGCTTCGTCGTTGAATGTGGAGAAGGCCTTGTCGGTCGTGCCTGCGTCAAGCAGTTGAGTGAACGCGGCCCACTCTTCGGTTGTCTCGTTCCCCGAGGCGTCGAACCCCGTGGAGATGAAGACCCGCGCGGTTCCCAGAAGAACCGGCTGCTCTGGGATTCGATACTGCTGCGCGGCGATTCCATTCGAAGCGCCAAGGAGAACCTTGGTGCGGGTTACCCCCTGCGTGACGGGGATGGTGATCTCTCCACCAGCGGTAAGGATGGTGGCGTCAGCGTTCGTCTCGTAGACCAAGGAGTCGTCAATGCTTTCGAGGTACCCCGTGACCACGTGAGTCCCAGCCGGAATCAAGACGGTGGGAGCACCCGGGTTGGCCGAGATGAATGTGACCGTGCCAGAGGCAGGAAGAGCGCTGGCGGGAATGTACCCGAGCAACTCCGCAATCTGCAGGATGCTCAGACGCTGCGTGGCGGTAGAAAGATACGCCTCAGCCTGCAGGCGGTCCCCGTAGTAACTGAGCACGTCGCCCATGTAGGCGAGGAGTTCCACCAGCACCACACCAAAGTCACCTTCGGAACGACTCTGCCATTCGGGGAAGGTTCGGGCGGCGTAGTCGAGGAGGGACGACTTGAATCCATCGAAGTCTTTGCTCGTGTAGTCAATCGCTGGGTTACTCATCCGCGCACAACCTCACTGACGTGGCCACCCACCGAGATCACGGCAGTATTGGTGTTCCTAGAGAGCGAAGAGGATGTCGTCGCGCTCTCCCTGCGGACGTAGTCCACCGCGATTTCCGCGATCCCAGAGCCGTGGGGGTGGATGATCGGGGTCACCCTCTGCAGCACCACTCCTGGCTCGTAGCGGCCCAGCGCCTCCTTGGCCCGCGTGGCGATACCCTCGGCTACCAGTTC